GTCTGCCGGGTCCGTTCTGTTCAGTATTGATAATGTCCCGGACATTGTGCGGGCTAACATTCTCGAGATTTAAAACCCGGTAGAAAAAAGAATCCACGCCTTTCTTGGCTTTTGGTAATAAGGTTCCGCTGATATTTAGATTGTAAGATCCTGTCTCTGGACATCTCCAACATTTCATATAGGAAGCAAATGAGTTTTCAATTACAGTTCCCGCCGTGAGGACAAAACTTGTAATGAAGTTACCGGCCCACAACCAATTCACATACGGCCAATCACTGATCATTTTTTGATTGTCGAAAGTAAAGGATAATTGATTTGCTCCCACGGTTCCGGCTAGGATCCCTTTTGGATAGGTGATGAAATTATTATCGAATTGCACATCATCATAGATGCTCAAATCAAAAGTGAATCCCAGGTAAGCAAATATTTTGTTCCATAGATATTTGCATTGCACGCTTGGCACCATATAATCGATATTGATATGCGTGCTGGTTGCCACATCATAAAAGGTTTTCCCGTTGTAATCTGCCAGGAAGTAATTAAATACATTCGTGAGGCTATTGTTCCATGCTGCTATAATTGTGGCCACATTTTTAATGTGGGTGATCTCGGGCAATGGGATCTGGTCAAACTTCAGGTTGTCCATGGCCTTGAAGAAATCGATGTTCCCATCATACACGCTGATCCTGTAGCCATCATCCGTAGATTCCTCAAAATATGCCGATCCCTTAAAGATCAAACAAAGGTTGCCGACAAAGAGCCGGGCAGAATTATGCTGATAAGGAAGGTTTGAAGTGCTCCCTGAAATACCAAGGCCCTCAAAGTTCAATATGTTCCTTGCTGATTTGCTCGCGAGTAAGTTCCTGGAAACATTGGATTGTCTGGAGGAAGGATTCTCCACGCTGTTCACTTGCTTGGTATAATTTACTTTCTGGCCTTCTACCAGGTCCACTAGAAAATCATTGATGTAAAGACGTATGATCATTATAAGTGCAGGTTATATTCTTCGATTTCAATCTTCACCTTCTCCCTGTTCAATAGCGTTTTGGTTTTGGTGGTGGCCAGTCCGGAAGATTTTACGGACACTCCAAACCAACTGCTCACTGTTTGTTTTTGGAATATATCACCGGTGTACATTTCCACCCTTGGAGATTTTATGAAGTCCTTGAAGTTCTCCATCTCCCAGGTTTCCAGAAGCTCAGTAGATAATTCCAATACCACTGTGGTTTCCTTGCCTTCGTTGAGGGTCCTGGTCAGGGTGTTCTGGATCCCGTTGTAATCTACCCTCACATCTTTCCCATCCTTGGTAGTGCTTAATATCACCACTTCTTTTTCAAATCGGATATAGCCCCAACCTCCGGAGTTTCTGTAGAACTTGAAGTAGGGAGCGCATACCGATGCTTTCTTTTTTACAATGAGGTCTAGTTTTGAAACATCATCGAACTGTACCTCCAACCGATTGAATCCTGTCTGCATTGGCAGCACATCATCGATTGTAAAGTTTTCGCTCCCCTGGGAAAAGAAGAGCCTGTTCACAAATCTGCTGAAATCCAAAGCCGCACTATTGGTAGTGGTTTTATTTAGCAGGGTGATCGTTCTTAATACGTTGCTGAAGATGGAAACATCAAAGGGATAGCCCTCGTAATAGGTTACTTTATGCTCCAGTCCTGAAACCGGCAACAGGATGTAATTCTTGGTGATGTTCTTCTCGAGATAGTTCGCTATTTGCGCAACCGATTTTAAGAAGTAGAATTTTGAGGTTTGAATGAAGGTGCCATAGGTAAGCTTCAGGTTCATTTCTAAAAACAAGGAAGGATCTGCATATACATAACCGGCTACCTCAATATCAGGAGTGATCCCATCGGAAAAAAGGTTTTGATTGATCAGGGCAACCGCATAGTCTTTTAGGTTCAGGAAGTAATTTCCCGTTGGAGAAGGATACAGGGTTGCGGGTAACTGCTCGTTCGCCAACAGATTAAACTTATCGATGCCCGCCGCAGTGAATCGGATTACATTGTCATTGTATGCATTTAGGATTGCCCCGGATGGCAGGGCTTGAGTCAGTACGATCTCGGAAGGATTGGCAGCTAAAACCTCTGCGGTATATATTATCGATCTTACTTCAATAGGATCATTTACAATGGTGTAATTGGGTGAACCAAAGAAGTTAAAGATCAATCCATCCACCAATGATTCCAGGTACAGGTAATTTGCATCTATGCTTGTCAGCCAATTCCCTGAAGGGACCAGGTCTAAATCCATCGCATCCTTTAAAGCCTGGTTTAAATCAGGCGCGATGGTTACCTGAAAAGCAATTTGCCTTAAGGTTTCGAATTCGAATACTATAGTAGTGCTGACCCCAATGCTATCGGTTTGTCTCCATCCGAAATAAGTGTTGCGTCCTTCAACAACGTCGTAAATCTTTATTTTTAATATTGATCCCATTATGCAGCGTTTAATATGTTTTTAAAATCTGATTCAAAATCAACCTCTCGCATAAACTCTTCGCCAACTTCATCGAGCAGCTTGTATAAATATTCTCCCAAATAAAGCACTGCCACATCGGAGATCACCTTTCCCGCATTATGCTCGTTGGGAACCTTGATCCCTTCCTTCGCGATCTTCCTGGCAATGATAAAGGCAAATTGTTTTTTCTTCTCCACGAATATCGCGGGCAATCCTTTCTTGACCTCGATCCATTCCTCAATGGCTTTGAGTGGTGGGAAACCTCCGGAGCTCCTGCCCTCTTCCATTATAATGGAATGATATGCCCCGTACATCGTGAGCTTATTGCCCTGGATCTTATACTCCAGGCTATCGGCAAACTTCCCTGAAGCACGTAATCCCAACTTATCATAGTTGGTGATCAGATCCGTTTTGAATCGTTCGAGGTATTTGGTATAGATTGCTTTGCGGTTCATTTAATGAGAACTACCACTTAATTAATAAAAATGGTGCCCCCAAATTATCAACTCCTTCAGATACACTAAAACCATCTTTCATTAGTTCTAGTTTTACATCATTTTCTACATACCCAAAAACAGTAGTGAAATTATTTCCTGATTCGGCAATAGTTCTAATAGTAATTTTAATATTCTCAATTCCCAAAACGTTTCTTTTGGTAATCATCAGAGCTTCTTTAGCATCTGAAATTGGCTTTACTTCACTCATAATTATCTATTTTTAATTGATTTAAACATCCATATAATTGCACCACCTATAAATGGAAGGATTACCATTGCGCCAAACATCCAAGCGAGAAAGGTCAGGTCAAACAACCAGAACATCAATGCCAGGGCTGCAAATAATACCAGCCTCGCGAATCTATTTTTAAGTGATTTTGTCATTGCATTTTAATTAATTCTTCTTTCACATCTTGATAAAATCCTTTTGTTGCTAAATAACAAACGCTATCATGTGCAGCTTCTATACTGTATAATATTTCGTCTACACAAATCAGTGCACATTTTTTTCTGTGAGTATTCTTAACCCGAAACCCCTTCATTTTATCGTAAATATCCTTTGCTTTTTCCTTTGCTTCCATAATTACTCCTCTGTTTTTTCAATAGTGAAACTTATTTTTAACCCATCCATGTTGGTATCGAATTCATCATATACCTCGATCTTTTTCCACCTCTTGACCCGGAAACCATCACAGTCAACGTACCCATCCCGCACGGTACTCGAGATGGTTTTAAGATGCTTCACGGCATCGCGGTATTTGGTCTCCTGGGATTCATCGCTTAGTTGAGAGCGGACCATCAGCAACAATTCACCGGTGATGGTTTGCCCTTCGCAGCTTCCCTGACTATTGATCGTGTCCTCTTCATCGTGCCATAGGAACAACAGGTATATTTGCTTTTCTGCAAAAGGCAGCTCGGTGTCCTCTAAGGCATCAATAAGGTTTTGCCAATGCATTTGTCCGTACTGATACTTAAACTCCAATGTAGCTGCCAAGGCCTCCGTGTAATCGACTATATCCTGCATTACTTTAGTTTTGAATAACGTTCATCATATTCGTTTTGAATCTTGTTCAAGAGCATTTTTCTAAGGACCAACCCATAAGGGAGTTCCAACACTTCATCATATTTTGTAAGGTCCCCTTTTGCCATCCCGTCTATGGAAGGCACATCTTCCAACTGTTCAAATTCCTCAATCCCGGCTGCGATCTGTTTTGAGCTGGGTTTTTTATGAAGTTTTAATTTCTCGACCTCATAGATATTATTCACCTCCTCCACAATCCAGGCATAGGCAGCGAACACATCAAAGACAGAACAGTTGTAAAATTGCTGATCGGTCATGATCGGGAACACCGCGCTCAATATTTCTTTCACCGAGTTCAGGCTTGAATTCCCGATGCCTTGCTTTATTTTGATCACCCACTTCCATTGGATCTGAAAAAGATCATTCACCCTGGGCCTGTAGATATATTCTTTCTGGTTCCAGCTCACCTTGATACTTCGCTTAGGATTTACATTTGCCAAAATAGTATCGATAAGGCTGCGGTCCTCGATCAGTAAGTATTCACCAACCGTTTTGTCCTGGAATATTATAAGGCTTTGCTGCTTCCCCATTCTTCTATGGCATTTATCTTTTTGATCTTATAGGCACAATAAGTTCCTCCATCGGTGATGTGGTCAAACCCGCTATCCTTATCGGGCACTCCGTTTTTATATGCAAGCTGCTCCAGGGCTTCGGTATATTCAGGACAATTATTCGTGTTCACGAAATAAGTACTGACCCCGTTTGCATTTTTAAAAGCTGCATTGGCTACAGTGATCCTATCCTTGACCTTTGGATTGGATCTGGAAACAATCACTTTAAAACCTGCGTTCCTCAATAATTTAATATCTGAATCTCCTGCGGTATTCCTGCTATCTCCTGAAGCATCTGGATAGATAACCAGGGATCTCTTTGGGTATCTATTATTAAGGATATTAATCATATCAGCCGTATCGTACGCCTTGGTAACTTCTGCTACTGCCTGTAAATCATTGCCATCAGTTACGTGTATCACGGCACTCATATTGGTAATATTGAAATCCATTCCAATGTGCAGGACGTCGTTCACTTCAATTTCCCTGATGGTATGGTTGCGTGTTCTATCGAACGAATGGAATACGGTACCAGATGTGAGGTTTACAAATTCACCTCCTAAGTATGCTTTTAATTGATTTTCAGTGTATGCTTCTCGAAGCCCTTGGATGTAGGAATCAGCAAGGTTATGTGCATTGTCGAGCGTGCTGATCTTTAGAAGTTTCTTATTATCATTCTTATCCTTTACAAAAAACTTATAGGCAAATCCAAATCCTTCCGGAGTGGAAACGAAATCAATACAATTCTTTTCCCCTGTTGTTGATTTAAAACTATTCCTGGAGACAATACGTCCTAAAGCAATCTTCATTTTATCAGATGGTATAACATCAAATTCATCTACAATTGAATAGCCAACAGAATAAGAAACAATGCTGCTTGGGTTGTCGAGGGAGCGCATCATTATCTTTCCGTATTTCGTTATGAAAGAGTTGTCTTGTTTCAAATGTTGGTAAGGGATTTTTAACCCTTCAAATAGCTTCTCAAATTTAGGCACCAACATATCGGCTATCAGTCGGTAGGTAGGAAGATAATAAGCACAAGGAACACCCGGGTTTTTTAGTAGCTTGGTAAGTACCTTGATGGTTCCAGCTACAGATTTTCCAGATTGATAGCCTCCGATCAGTCCAGTATGTAAACTTTCAGATCTAATAAAATCCTTCTGCACCTGGTGAAGCTTACTTAAATTTACGTTACCTGATTTATCGACGTATATCATTACTCTACAAATGAAATTCCTTTAAATTCTGTGGTGGATTCTAATTCAATCAAGTGCCTTTTAACAGATTCAGTGCCTTGCAACCTGATGATTTGTTTGTGGATTCTACCCAGGGCATTGATACCAGCCGGGGTGCCTTTGTGTGCTTCTTTCATTGAACATATCAACTCCTGAAGCTCTGCAATTTTGGAGGATCGTTTGCTTTCAATGGATATCTCCTGGTCCTTTCTGAACCCATCATAGGCTGTTGTTAGATATCGCTGGCCTTGTCTGGAGCTAAGCTCCCAATTCTCCCGAATTTCTTTGATGATATTGACGTCAGACTTTCCTTCCAGGATCCATAGCTGGACCTTCCTGCTTCGCTCTTCTTTTTCAATCTTGGTAGCACGTACGATCTTAGGCATTCATCGGGGGGGGTATTTAAAAAAGCCTTGTTTTTTCAACCGCACCATTTTTCGAGGTAAAGGCGATGCGGTTATTCTATCGGGGTTTTTGTAGCAGGAATAGGATTCGAACCTATGGCCTCCGGGTAATGAGCCCGGCGAGCTACCGACTGCTCTATCCTGCGATTTGTTTTTAGGTTGGGTTTAGAACCCTGAGCCGTTTAGCTTCTCGCTTTCTTGTTTGAGTTTGGCTATTAGGTTTTGGGCTAAAAAGTTTTGCCATTGCCCATGGAGTATATCCTCGTGGGGCTCCTGGTTTAAAGCTTCGGTTTGCTGATTTTTGCTGAGTGTGCTTTAATTTCATAGATTTAAAATTGTTGGTTAGTATTTTCCTCAGTGGTTGCTTCAGGATCTTCCATCGGCATCACTTCAAAATCGTTTTCTAAATGGTGGATCGTGTTGTTCATAGGCGTGAATATTTAGCGGTTATAGGTCATTGTGAGACACAAACTTAACGATAAAAGTAATATTTATTATTACTTTGTTAACATTTTTTTTAAGTCGCTTCCCAAATTATGATAATTTTTTGCGGTATATCGAAGGATTCTCCAACCCTCAAGCGTAGCAAGGTTGTATTTTTCACAATCGTTGGTGTAGCCTTTGACCGTTGTGTGCCTTGATTTTTTAGAGAACACACCTTCATATTCGATGGCTATCATCAGCTCTGGTATAGCCCAGTCAAAGCGGAACTTTCTTTCCTGGTGAAATTGCAGCTCTTCCACGTACTCCGGGATCAATCCTTCGCGGTGAAATACCCAAAGGATCTTCTTGATGGTTTCTTTTTCGATGGAAAGCTTTTCAATTTTGGGTAATTTGATCACGTTTTTGGTCTGATCAGGTACGGTTTCGGTATAATTATTACCTAGACTGAGTTTTTTTATGTCCTCGGTGGTCCACTTCATCAAAATGGGAGATCATCATCATCATCAGCATCTACGGCTACAGGTTCAAAGGCATCGTTGGGATCTTGGTTAGGAAGTTTTTCAAAGAACGAATCCCGCTCCTCCAGGTCATAAAATCGCATATACTGAAGATCACAACCAACAATCGTTTGACCGGTTTCGCCTCCACGGAATTTAGCAATGGATATTTCAGCCTGACCTCTGCAAGATGAATGATCTTCATCATCCCATTCGAAAGTTTTGTAATATTCAGGTCGCAAAAGAAACATAATAACATCGGCATCCTGTTCGATTGCTCCGGATTCCCTGAGATCTGAAAGGATGGGACGTTTGAAACCTCCTCGCTGTTCAACGGCTCTGGACAATTGAGATAGTGCCATCACCGGACATTCAAGATCCTTGGCCGTAGCTTTGAGGGACCTGGAGATACTGCTGATCTCCTGTTCGCGATTCCCGGTACCGTTTTTTCCTGAAGCATTCATCAGCTGCAAATAATCTACAAAGAACATCTTGACCCCGTTTTCCCTTTTCCATTTTCCGGCCTGAATTTTTAATTCCATCGGAGTAAGTCCTGCCTGATCGTGAATGTAGATCGGGAGCTTTTCAAATTCTGCCCTTTTTTCATTCATCATCTTTCGTTCAAAATCTTCAATCCGGTTGAGGGTCAATTTGCTTGAATCAATTCCACATTCCTCGGCAAGCATCCTACGTCCCAAATCTTTGGCGCTCATCTCCAGGCTGAAGATCCCAACAGGGAATCCAAGCTTGGCCATATGTTTTGCCTCATTGAGAAGCAAGGCGGTTTTTCCCATCCCCGGACGAGCCGCTAGAATAATCAAATCTGTTTCCCGGTACCCGTTTAATTTCTTCTGGAGTTTTTCCAATGAACTCGGAACTCCGGAAATGTTATTTTCTGATGCATCAAAAATACTATCGACCACAGCTTTAAAATCGTGGGGTTTTTTTCGGATCAGCCATTGGGCAACATCATCGATTTCCTTTTGGGATTTTGAAAGCAAATCAAAGATATCCGTTTCATCGTTGTAAGAGTTTTCTATGATCTCATTGGCTACCCGAATCGATTGGCGCTTAACGTGCATTTGCATAACGATCCTGCAATGATGTTCGATGTGGGAGGAGGAAGATATTTTTTGGGTGAGCTGGATCAGGTAGAATTCACCTCCAATTTTTTCAAGGGATTGCCTGGTTTTTAATTTGTGGACTACCGAAAGAAGATCCACCGGTTCACTTTCCTCGAACATCTCAAGCATAGCATCATAAATTTCCTGATGTGCAGTTTTATAAAATACCTGTTCCTTTCGGAAAATTTCTACTACCTGGCCGATTGCGTATTTATCCTGTAGAGCTATTCCCAAAATTGCTTCTTCCAGATCAATTGCCTGAGGTGGGATTTTTCCTTTCTCGAGTGAAATCACTTGAGATTCTTTTGAACGGAAATTCGATTTATTTTGTATTGGCTCTGCCATTTTTAAAATCTTTTATGTTTTCCTGATTCATACGAATCGGGGGCTGGGGTTTTGGAATATTTGTTTTGGTTCTCGATCCAGTTTCTTGCATATTTTCCGAGTCGGCCAAATAGAATCCTATCGGTAAATTCTAAACTTTCCTGATCAACGGTATCGTTAAAATCCTCTGCAAACTTTTTTGGATTCTGGATCTTGGATTTATACTTCATCAGGAAGTCAGTTTCAAACCTCTGGGGATATTCAGTTTTTAGAAAAAGAAGTGCGCGGGAATTTTCCTCTCTCTCTTTTTTTTCATTTACAGTATCATTAACAATAACAGTAACAGTATCATTAACATTATCAGCTTGATTTGCTTTAACTTGCTTCCCACTTGCTTGATTTGCTTTAGCACTTCGAGCAAGTGCTTGTTTTGCTTTAGACTGTGTTATTTTTCCTCCTTTTTTTCCCGATTCAATACGTTTTTTTAAAACTTCATCGTACTTACTAAGGTCTCTCTTAAGCTGCAACTTCATTGGTTGGAAGGCTATTTTTAACAAACGATCTTCCATAACCGGATGGAGGTCATTTACATATTTAAGCAAATGCTTGATTAGCTTGCCGGCTTCCGAATCTTCCAACATTTCGAAAGATTCTAACCAGTCGGCATACGCGACGAAACTCCTTTTATTGTCTGCCATTATTATATATTTTTATTTAAAACATTGATAGTTGTTGTTCTTTTTTATGTGGTATCTGAACCGGTGTACTTAGTACCTTATGAAATTCATTTGCCTGTAAACAAACGCCTCCGCTTTCCATAATATTTACCGTTGCAGGATTCAGAACTATACTACGAACAGTAAGAATATCTGGAAATTTATGCCAGTCTGGGCGTTTTATATCTGAAGGCCAAGCAACATACACTTTGTCCCCAGGCCGTAATTCTTTAATGGGTGTGAGTTTGGTTTTCATATTTATTAATTAAAAAGTTCCATTAAATTACTTACCATGGTCATTTCCATTTTATCAGTGGCACCGGTGATGGCATTACCAACGTGCCGCTTGGCCTGAATCATTTCATAGAGATACTCATCTATGGTTTTCTGCCCAAGGAAGTACGTACACATCACATTATTGAGCTGACCAATCCTGTGAGCCCTGTCCTCGCATTGCACGCAATCGGAATATGTCCACGGATATTCTATAAAAGCCACACGTGAGGAAGCTGTAAGGGTAATACCTACACCCGCAGCCTTGATATTACAGATGATCAGTTTCACTTCCGGGTCTTTCTGGAAGCCATCAATGGAAGCTTGTTTCTGTTCTCCATTATCCCTACCGGTAACCGTTACGGCATCCGGGAATTCCTTCTTCAGTTCATCTACGATCACGTGATGGACCACGAACACGATCAGCTTTTCGCCTGAATCAATTACCTGGTGAATGAATTCTTTTGCTTCATTGAGTTTCCCATAGGCTGAGATCTTCTTGAGCTCTGCCATCTTCACCATAATCTCACCACGTAACTTCTTGGCCACCTCAGCATCATCACAACCCTTTTCCTTCAGGTACTTTGCGAACTCATCGCGAGCTTTATTGTAAACAGTTCTGGTAGTGATATCACACATAATGGTTTGGCGTTGCTTCTCTGGAAGATCCTTAGCCACATCTTTCTTTTCACGCCTGAAGAAACAATGTTTGTTGAGCAAATAATTAAGTTCCTTGAGATTGGCAGCTCCTTTTCCTCCTTCACAGTATCGTTCCAGGAAACCTTTCTTTCCTCCAAAATGCTCCAACCGGTTCATTATGGCCAGCTGAGGGAATAGATCCATTGGCTTGTTCACAACTGGAGTACCGGTCAACAGGATCACCCGCTCCTTATTCTTACAGATGTTCAGGGTAAACTTGGCCTGTTGGGTTTTGGTATCCTTGCACCGGTGGGATTCATCTACGATAATAGATTTCAATAGGTCCACCCGTGGATCCATAATGATATCCTTGGAAGTTCTCACCTTTCCTTTTGGCGGCATGTGCTGCACGAAATACTTCTTCAGGCTCTCGTAGTTCACAATGAATACATCGGCCATTCCTATGTCATAGTAACGAGGCCATGATTCTTTTATCTTATCATCCAATAGCATTGCTTTGCGATCGGTCCACATTTCCCATTCCCTTTTCCAGTTGATCTTTGTGGAAGCCGGGCATATGACCAGGCAGGGAAATACAGCTTCACCCTTGAGGTAATCGGCATAGATGGTTCCGATAGATTGTAAAGTTTTTCCCAGTCCCTGTTCGTCCCCGTTCATAAAGCGTTTCAGTTCCAACCCCCTGGCCACTCCATTGGTTTGATATGGCCTAAAGCCAAAACCATCGGGATGGGATAACGGGATCTCCTGAGCCAGTTCTGGAAGCGGTGCAATGTTTCCAAGTTCCTGAGGGGACTCATCCACTTTGTAGTATTTAGCTTTACAGTAATTCTGAAGAAGGACCAGGTTGCCCCGTTGGTTAAGTGCTATCCTCCACACCTTTTCATTGTAATCAAATCGGGCGGTGGGTATTTTCTTTACCGCAGCAGTATTCCTTTTCCTCCAATGATTGAAATCAATACGGACCTGGAACTCGTTTTTAAATTCGACTATCTGCATAATTCTGGATTTTCACAAACGTTTCCAACTACCTCATAATTGAAGTCCGCTAATTCATCGCTCAATAAATCTCCACTGGATTTATCCTGATGATAGCTATTGTCCAATTTCCAGGCACCGATTTTTTCACACCAGAAAACCTGCATTTTGGATTGTACCAAACCCTCATCAGTTTGGGTGTAATCGCTTAAAACAACACCTCCGAAAATTTCTTCATCGTACCTATCCTTAAAGCCCGTGAATTGCTGTACTGATTCAGGATCCACTTCAAAAACATTAAAATGCGCTACAATAAAACATTTGATCCCTTGATTACAAAACCCACCGGTAATTACAATTCCTTTTTTGTAGGTTTTAAAACTATTGCTATCATTTAACAATTTACCCCTAAACTTTAATTCTCTCATAATTTTTGATTTATAGATTCTGGATTGACCATTGTTCTGCCATAGCCTTTGCTATGCCCTGGAAAGTTTTACTTTTTTCTTTTGGATTTTTTAATTTTCCATTTACAAAACAATCAGAAAAATATCTTTTTTTAAGTTTGCCTGTTTTTTTACGGATTGCAACCTGAACTGGTTCTGGTTTATTCGTTCCAGTTCTTGCCCCAAATAAATCATCCTGTAATTTGTATTTCA